CGAGGGAGAGCCTATCTATCATGAGTTCCAGACCGCCCAGGAGCTGACCGACTTCTACCTCCAGGCTGTCAGCTACGTCAACCAGCAGCTTGCTGCAGGCTGGCAGGAGAAGGACAGCATCGACTGGGGACCGTATGATCCGGACAGCGCACCCAAAAGGTCCAAGAAATCCTCAAAGTAACAGACTATGGCAGCAGTAAAAGGACAGAATCTCAGGCTATTCATTGACAAGATAGCCGTGGCCGCAGCCAAGCAGTGTGATATCCACATCCGTCTGGACGTCCAGGACACCAGCACCAAGGACGACACCGATGACTGGAATCACAATGACGCTGTACGCCTGTCATGGGACTGCCGCACCTCAGGACTTGTATCTGTCGATCCCACCCGCAATGATCCGGCATCACTGCTGGACCGTATCGGTCAGGAGGTCGAGGTACAGTTCGCGCTGGCATCCGGAACACAGAACAGCGAGAAAGGTGACATCCTGCTCGCTGGCACTGCTGTCATCGCCGACGTGCAGATCACAGCTCAGAACCGCGAGTCCGGCACCTACACGGTGTCACTGACTGGCGTCAACGACCTGCTCTTCCCGCTTGGCGTGCTCTACTCAAGTAACTCGCTGCGACTTGTCACCAGTGACAACAAGATCCTCGTGGCACCGGTCGCACCGTAATAACTCAGGACTATGAATTTTATGAAGAGATTTGCTAAAAAGGCAAAGGATATCATCACCCCGAAGCCAAGTGCCGCTCCTCAGATCAAGGGCGGCAAGACCGTAGCCATCATCCACTTCAATACACCGGAACTGACCGAAGCTGCGATCCTCTCCCTGCGTAAGCACGGAGGGGCATCGTGGCCGGTTGTCATCTTTGACAACAGCGACCAGCGCCCCTGGACCAAGGAGATGGATGGTGTGACTCGTATCGATAACACCAAGGGCCAGTACGTCAATTTTGACGCTGAGCTGGCCAAGTATCCGGATAAGCAGATGGAGTACAACCGTATCGCCAACTTCGCCAGCGTCAAGCACATGCTGTCTGTGCAGAAGCTCTGGGATCTCATCCCTGGCGGCTTTATCCTCCTGGAGAGCGATGTCCTGCTCCGCAAGGATATCAGCTTCCTCTGGGATGAGAAGTATGCCGCCTGCGGTAAGGTGCAGTGGTTCCACGGCCGCCGTATCGAACGTGACCGTCTGATACCCTTCCTCTGCTACCTGAATGTGCCGATGCTCAAGAAGCATGGTGCTCGCTACTTTGATCCTAAGCGCTCATGGGGCCTGATGAAGGATGACTCCAACCCCTGCAACTGGTATGACACCGGTGCCTGCGTGCTGGAGGATATCATCAAGACCAAGCCGGCTCTGGTGGCACGCCTCTATCCCAACCTGGAGCAGTGTTACCTCCATTTTGCCAACGGTTCCTGGCGCCGCAACAGCAAGGACGAACACATCCAGTGGCTTAATCAGCATAAGGACCTGTGGCAATGAGGTACACTGTACTGACATACATCTTCAACGGTTATGAGATAGTCCAGGAGATCGAAAAAAAAGATCCCGATGCCGACTACGTCCTGGTCACCGATGATCCCAATCTGAAGAGTGACACCTGGCGTGTGGTCCTGGACCAGACTCGTGGCCGTTCTCCTTTCGGCAAGTGCTATGAGGTGAGACATCACCCCTTCCGTTATGTCAACACCGATATCGTGGTACGTATCGACGGCAGCATCAAGCTGCTCCAGTCACTCAAACCCATCGTCGATGTGTTTGAACGTGGAGGATATGACCGCTGCCTGATGATACACCCGCGCCGTAACACTCTGCCGGAGGAGTATGATGTATGGGTGAACTGCCGCCGGTTCCCGCGCTCCCAGGCTACCCGCTGCCTGACCGCCATGCGTCAGATGGGATATGACATGAGCTATCGTGGTCTTTACCAGGGATGCTTCGAGATCCTGCGCAACAGCCAGATCAACAACGCCATCAACGACCAGACCTTCGGCACACTGTGCATGCTGGGCTCCTATGGCGTCATCGAACGCATAGACCAGACCGTCTGGAGCATGATCATCAACCGGTTCTACGCTGATCGCCTCAAGGTGCTGCCGGTATCAGAATCCATCGTCACTGACGGCAAGCTCATGCAGTGGAATAAACACAAGACCACCATACCGGTGCCGGAGGTCAAGGACGCCATCAAGCCTTTCCTGTTCAACCGGCCTTGCAAAACATGGCGGTAAACCCTATGACAGCATTACTCCGTAATGAGGAATAAACTTTATCAAATCGCTATATGATCAAGAAATTAAACCGACAGATCGACTTCCAGATATGCGGACTGCATGTCAGGGAAGCTGAAGGTGAGGAGAAGAGCCGCACCATCGAGGGCCACGCCGTGGTCTTTGGCCAGCGCTCTGTCAACCTCACCCCCTGGTCATCATACCGTGAGGTGTATGAGATTATTGAACCAGGCGCCATCACCAAGGAGCTCATTAACCGGAGCGACGTGGTCCTCACCGCCTTCCACAACAACGAGATCATCCTGGGCCGTTCGGTCAACGGCAAAGGAACCCTCTCGCTGACCTTGGATGACAAAGGCATGAACTGCCGCTGCACCCTGGCTGAGACCGCCACCGCCGATGAGCTGCTGTCAGCCATCGAGCGCGGTGATATCACCGGCATGTCATTTGCCTTCACCGCCGATGAGGATGACTCCGAGAACGGTGTGAGCTACGAACGTGTCGAGGCACGCAACGATGACGGCAAGGAGGTCTGGATACGTCACGTCAAGAAGATCACCGGTCTTTATGACGTCACCATCGCCGGCCACCCCGCCTATCCCCAGACTGACATCGCCCAGCGCGAGATCATTGACAAGGACCTGGACGCCAAGATAGGCGAGCCGGAGGCCCTCAAGACACAGCGTGAGGCCGAGGAGAAAAAGACTCAGGAGCGCAATCGCGCCATTGCAGCCCTGAACCGCCGCTCCATCCGCCGTCACCTGACCGAGACTGATATCGACAACTTTAGTTATTAATCCCATTAAAACGTTTTACAATGGAAAAAAGAACAAAAGCAGAAATCCAGAAGCGTCATCACGAGATTCTGGTCGAGCTCGACAAGATGGAAGAGCTCGCAAACAAGGAGCAGCGCGAGTTCACCAAGGATGAGGCTGCCAAGTACGATGCCCTCGTCCGCGAGGATAACCGCCTGCACATTGAGATCCAGGCTCTCCTGGATCAGCGCGAGCTGGCCAAGTTCGAGGCTCAGAAGTCCAAGAACCAGCTCTTCCGCGAGATGATGATGAACTGCGTCAAGGAGCGTGAGAACGCCACCACCATCCTGCAGAACGCAGTGACCACCGGTGATGACCAGAACGCCACCGCCAACATCGAAGCCTCTGGTGCAGTACCTCTCACCATCCATGAGCTCATCGACACCAAGGTCGAGGGCCTGGAGCTCCCCGCTGACCTGCGTATCCTCACAGGCGTCATCGGCAATGAGATCTGGCCGTACAGCATCGATGATGTTGAGTTCACCGTAGCCGGCGAGGTTGAGAAGACCAGCGAGCAGGCTCTGAACTTTGACAAGCTGAAGGCTAATCCTGAGCGTGTCACCGCCAGTGTTGCTATCAGCAACCGCGCCATCGACAACGCTGACTTTGATCTGCTGGGCTTCGTCACCTACAAGTTCCAGAAGGGTATCGCCAAGTTCAAGGCTCTGCACGTGTATTCACACGCAGCCTTCAGCAACACCCTCAAGTCACCGTTCGCCCTTGTTGAGGCCGAGGAGATCAACCTTGATGCCAACATCGGTAAGAACCTGGCCAAGAAGGTAGCTGCTATGTATGACCTCGGCTTTGAGGGTGTGCCTTACATCATCATGGATAAGGTCATCGAGACCGAGCTTCTCTTCACCAAGGCCATCCCCAACAGCGCCGGCGACCGCACCGTCATCATGGACGGCAAGTGCTGCGGTTATCCCTACGTAGTGTCCAAGTACATCAATACCACTCTGGACAGCACCGGCAAGCCCGTACAGGACTCAGACCGCTACATCGGTATCGGTCACTTCGGCTACCTGTCAATGGAGCAGCACGGAGAGGTTCGCATGACCATCGACGCCACCAGCGCCGCAGTCGCACAGCGTAACTCAACCGTCATCACCTTGAACACCGACTTCTCACTGACTGAGCTCTCCAGCAAGGTCAACGGCAACAGGAGCGGCAAGCCCCAGGCTTTCAAGCTGCTCAAGGTCGTAGAGAGCGAGGAACCCACTACCGTCTAAACTTTAGCCGGTATCCACTTCGGGAGTATTCATAGTTCTAAACTCCAGGCAGCGGGTGAGGTGTCAGAGGTAACAGCCTGACCACCCGCTGCTCCCGAAGAGGAATATCAATCAACAGAGTATAAACCACCACACAGCAGTACGATGAGTCTGATCACAGACAAGGTCTTCTACAACGCCCTCAAGAGCAGCTCCGAACTTCTCGAAGCTGTCGGCAACCGGATAGAGAACACCTCTATCCCTGTCCCTGATGAGGAGCTCCCCAACGAGCCGGTCCCCTACATCATCATCACCTTCGATGGTCTGCAGAACGAGGGCCTCACCAAGGATAACAGCTATGAGGGTGATACCGACAAGGTGACTGTGAGCATCGAGGTTGCCGCTCCGGACCGAGAGACGCTGGGCAATATCACCGATCTCATACGCCAGACCGTCATCGCCTACTTCGAGGATACCACATCCCATGCGGTTGATGACTATGATCTGGTACCTGAGAGCTATGAGTTCAGCGCCGGACCTATCCAGTACGACTCCATGAAGCCTTGTTTCTTTCAGACTCTGAGCTACGGCTGCGTGACCAATCCGTAAACTAATATGGCTATAATCAAAGGACAAAACCTGCGTGTCATGGTTGGCGGCAAATGCGTAGCAATGGCCACCAACTGCACCTTCCACGTATCGGCACAGCTCGATGACGCCTCCACCAAGGATGATGCCAACGACTGGACCAAGCAGGAGATTGTGGGCCTCTCATGGGATGCCTCAACCGACTCTCTTGTTACCCTGACAGACAACGGATCAAACGGCGAACTGCCTACCGATCTGCTGGGCCTGATCATCAACAAGACCGAGGTGACACTGACCTTCGACCAGACAGCCGGTACCAACAACCGTGTCGGCCAGAACAGTGCCATCAAGCGTGTCGGCCAGGCTTTCCTGACAGACTTCAATATCTCTGCCCAGAACAGAGCCAACGCCGTCTGCACCTGCCAATTCACCGGCAACGGTCCGCTGGCAACAGCCTGACAGCAGCTGCTCATTCACAAGCCCTGCAACCCCACGGCTGCAGGGCTTCTTTA